ATATGATTCCATACATTTAGAATCAAGCAGTCGCTTTTTCTGTACCCACTAGTGGTGTACAGGATTTGTATTGATTTACCATAGTAGCAACCAATCTGTAAATTCTCACCAGCAGCCCCACCACCAACGGAAAAGATAATTGTGTATTCTGCCGATATTGGCTTGATCCACAAAGAAATGGTGCCTTGAGTATGCGAATCGAAGGCCCCCTCAGGGAGCATGCAATATTGTGAGTCTTTCGCATTAAGATCAAGGGCCTTTCCACCTCTAGGCCCAGCGTCAACATAACTTGGGGTGTTGTACAGTGTTAGATCATTGGAAGCAAAAACATCAGTTGCGTAGTCATTTATGGGCCAAGCCCCTACAAGGTCGCTATTGAAGGAAGATAAGTCGGCATGACTAAAAGGAAGAAGTTTTATAGTATCGCCGACTGCTTGTGTACCCTCTCCAGCGGTAAATTCAGTAGCGCTATCAAAGGTAAGAGTAGGCATTTATCCATCCTTCCGGCATTCCGTACATACGTCCTTAGTGACAAATTTATCTAAACACTGTAGTTTTTGATCACGAAAATTATCATTATACAAATCTAACTTGTCGCTAATTTCCTTTAGTTGTTTGAATACACGTTCGATTACTAATTCAGTGGCATTACGCTCCCTTTGTAAATTTTTTAATTCTGCTTCTAGTTTAGTAATCCTATCTTTTAGGCTACTAAGGAAGCTGAATACAGCCCAGATAGATCCAATAGTAGCGATAATTCCTAGCATCACTGGTAGAATAATAGTGAGATCCACTGTCATACTAGATTTCTCCTTCATATGTATCTGTGCTAGTTAGTTGCTGATTTACAGTGGAAGTCACTACTTGTTCTGGGCGCCGTGCTTTGGTATCTCTAAGCGTTAGTACGTAACAACGATCTTCCTCGAAATCTTGCATTTCCACGATTTCATAGCGATTGGTCCCATAGATAATATGGTAATGTAAGCGCATCTCGAAATTGGTTGGGAGATCCGCCCGATCTAGAATCATCCTACGCATACCAACCTCATACAGCCCGCCCATCTGGAAATTCTTATTGGCGGCTAGGAATGTGAGGTCATATGATTTTTTCCTATCAATGTCTTCCGGCAAAAAGATAGCTTTTTTCACCGTCCAAATGTTATATTCCCGAGACATATCACCAGTCTCGTAATCACAAGTATTACCAATGACTTCATAGATGTCCACTGAGACACCTAGTACCCGTTTCAAACGGTAAAGATTTCGTTTCAAAGCTTTCTGCCCTTGATATGACATAAGAATGTCCTTTTGAAAGACGGGACCAGTCCCGAAGGACTGGCCCCTTCTTTTAGCTAGGAACTATGCAACGAGGACAGCACCGCGGTTCTCGTCAAGGACCTTCACACCACACAGAAGATCCACGGTGACCAAATGGCCCTGCTTGGATCCGTTATAGGTAATGGTGACACGAAGGGCGATGCCATTGTAATTCATAACAGCACTCCGGGCACCAGTACCGGGCTGAGGAGTAGCAAGAGGCCGACTCACAAGAGAGATGGCGTCGCGGTGGAACGCGAGGTTGTAACCGCCAGCAGGTACAGGGAAGAGTTTGTCGTTATCAGCAACGGCAACCTCATAAGGCCGATCCGTCTCGATCAGCGTAGTAGTGGGGGCGGCAGACCAGTTACCGGCACAGTAGCTATAATCAGTCGTGCCAACAAACAGGGCCTGACCGACCTTCGGGGCAACACTGAACGCATCCACGATCGTGGTATCATCGTAATTGAGCGCATAGCCACCGGACATATTGATCGCGCCAGGAGTATACACGGTCACAGCCGCACCATGGGCAACGGAGGTAGTGAGCGCGGTTTCCAGAACGATGCTGGTGGCCGGATCGGCATTGACCGAACTAATTCGGTGCGGAACCATTTCACCAGCGATAGTAACCCAAGCGCCAGCAACTGCGCCCTTAGCGGCAGACAGATTGGCGCCAGTGGTAGCAATGGTGAGTGTACCAGCCGCGTAGCCAGCCGCCAGGTTGACAGTACCGGCACCAGTCGAGGAACCAGTGGCAATGTTCGGCATGTTCTGATCGAGATAGTGATCGAATCCAAGCACATAGCCAAGGCTAGCATTGCGAAGCGCAGTACCATTATCACCACGCTTTTCAGCACTGACAAACAGCTCAGTCTTAAGAGCAGTAGTTTCGTCAGCGGTGTTCCAGATCAAGTTCCGGCCCTCATTGGGAACCATGTTGGTATTGAGCTTCTCGCGCGCAGCAAGGATATAGTCAGTCGCATTGCTAGAGGTCATGAGATCCGCACCACCAACACCCGACCCAAGGAAAGCGCCATACTGGTAGCACAGAATTTGGTCGATACGCTGCGCCAGACTAATGACAGCGGGGCGAAGGTGCGTGGTAACAAGACTCTTGAACGCCATGCTCTCCTCGCCGTCATAAATCATGAAGGACTTGTACAAGAGCTGGTTCAGGCGCACGGGGATGTTGACCAGAGTCGCATCCTCAAGCGTCACATCTGCCGAAGGAGTAGACTTCCGGTACGCGGTGAAGGTACTCGGCAGGCGGGTATTGACAACATCACCCTTCCGCGCGATCTCATCGCTATAGTCGTGGTGAACAAGATTACCCATGACCATATTATTGGTCAGGATGTCCAGACCCTCCATCGCCCACATTTCAGGGATCAGAGCATCATTGTCATTGGCGCGGAGAGTGCGGATAACGCGAATAGTACAAAGCATCTGTTACTCCTTGTTAGTTGATAGCTAGATTAAAGGCCACCTTTCTTCTTCTTTAGCTCGCGATACTTCGCGAGATCACCAGTTTTGGCAGCCTGAAACAAATCGGGCTCACGACCTCCACGGCCGAAGCCCTGCATACCTAAACCACCCTCCCCTTCCTGCATGAACAGGTTAGCGTACTTAGCGGGAGTTTCACGCATGACTTTGACGGCCTCAGAAACCGTGAGATCCAGCTCCTTGTTCTTGCCATCCTCATCCGGGACCGTAATACGAACCTTGGGAATACGCCGCCCAGTCGGCTTATCATCATCCCCTAGCTCTTCCTCAATACGAGCGTTACCACGCAGCAGTCCAACAATTTGCTCAGGGGCATAAGCCTTGTTGGTAACTGCTGCATCTGTGATAGCGCGAATCAAGGTCTCACTAGTATAATCCTTGGTAATAGTTTCCAGCTTGGCCGTAAGTTCCGTGATCTTGGACTCACTCTCCTTCTGGATCTTTTTCTTTTCACGTTCGGCAATCTCTTCCTTCGTGGAAAGATTGGTCTGTAGTTGCTGGATCTTTTCTTGCAACTCCTCAGTACCATGGTTGCTGCTTTTTAGTTTGTCAATCATGGCGGTGAGGTCATCTACCTGCTTACGAAGATTGCGCTTATTGTCCGCAAGCAACGAATTCACTTCCGTCTGCGTAAAGAGTTTTGACTTGTCATCAAGTTTGGGTTCCAGCTCAAGTTTGGGTTCCGGCTCAAGTTTGGGTTCCGGCTCCGGGTCATTTTCGCGAAGGGTACGCAGGTAACGTACCGTGTAATACTCATAATTCATGTGTTCCCCTTTAGTTACTAACTCGTAGGACCCTTGTCCTACGATCGAATAATGTCGATTTCCCTCGGATCGCGCAAATAAGGGCGCAGAAAGTCCCAAGCAATCGGGCTGGCAATACCAGCCTGAATATACTCTGGGACAAAGCTGCGATCCATTGAAGTCCTTGCGCTTCCGATACCGTGAACAGTCACGGCAATGTCTTCGCGTTCGGCAATTGGGTCAATACCATCTAGTAGAGCTAAAGCGTTCTCGGCACAAGCATATTGAACATCGTCAGGAATACCTGTTTCGTCATAGCGAGGGAATTCAAGCTCTTGGGTGCCCTCAGTCTTAGTGCCTCGAAAATTGAGTCGGTCAATGGCGCGGGTAGACTGCTTTAGAGCCTTGAGTTTATTCGCCTCAGTTGCGTCATCCCACGCATCTGTATTCAGGCGCTCACCAAAATAGGTGGTCGCATCGGCGACCGTGATATATGGCGTCATGCCGGCACCACCCTTCCTTTCAGGATCTTGTAATTCGAGAACTCCCAAAGAAGATTATCTTCGGGTATGGTCTTGGACTTCTTCGTCTCTAGGACACCAAATCCCTGAGTCCAACGGCTCATTGGGCAGTAGGTTGGATGAAGGTCGCAACTACATCCAATAGACCAACACGAAATGATCCGCTCGGCAAAGGTTGGTTCCGAATGGTTACTAGCGACGTGGCTGTGGGCGCAGATCGCACACTCATGACCACGTAAGAAAATACCCCGAGCCGGATTGACAGGGCTAAGCATGTTTTTCGAGTATTCATGACCGTGGATAAGGAAAAGTCGGCCACAGGTGATCGGTCGCTTATCCTTGACAATGGTGATTTTGGGCCTATCAATCAATTCGGACCATGTAAGGCCCTCAATGCCAAATAGGGCTGGCGCGTGGCGGTAAATATAATGTTCCAAGCGTTCCTCATGGTTACCGAGCTTGTAGATGAAAGTCTTCGGCTTTAGTTCATAGCTAAGATAGTCCAGAATCTGTTGTGCGACCTTGACCTCATCTGGGAAAGAGCGCATCTTTGGCGATTTCTCGAAGCGGGATAATTGATAGCAGTCAATGAAATCACCTAAGATAATGATCCCATTGCACCCCGCTTCTTTCGCATACGTGACCATGATTTTGATGGCTTCTGGCTTATGATATGGGATATGCGTGTCCGCCATGACCAGATATTTCGCCTTGATCTTGGGCAGTTCATATGACTTCCAGTCCGGTGCATCGCTCGCGGGCAATTCCGGTCGCGGAGGTGTCGGGAGTATTGGACGTGTGGCTGCCCTCCGATTCCGTTTACCGATTGCCCCTCTGTAATAACGAATAGCCGTTCGGGCGTTATCCATGCTATGGAAAACGTCTGGGTGATCTTTTACAAGCATCTTGGCAAGTTGCCGCGTCTCGGTTTTCGAGAATCTTTCAAGGTACTTCAACGTGATCTCGCCCTTAGGAGTTATTTTTTGCACCACCACGGACTCCCTTCTTGCTATCGGGGCTGACATCCGCCGTTTGGCTTACAGTCTTCTGATCCTTGTTCTGGTTCTCTGGATCATCCTGCAAATCCTTGGTCTGGCCTGTGCCTTCGTCATTGCGCGCTTCCTTCACGCTTATTTGCGCCTCAACAACACGTTTGGCTCGGGCTGCATGTTCCTCTTCCGCCTTCTTTGTCTCACCTTCCGGGTAGCCAAGGGCCTTTGAGACGGTCTCACCACTAACTAGAGTCTTCTCAAGATGCATACTTAGGACCTCTGGGTCCTGGATCGTGACAGGATTGGAGTCGATTTGTGCATTGATCAAATCGAGAGATGGCACTTCAAGCTCTAGGAGTACGGAAGCGATTCGCTTCATGATTTCGCGCCGATAAATGGCGCTAGGAACAACTGCGGCCAAGGTACGTAGCTTTTCAGCTTCGGAAATGCGTTCACTTTCTGTCCGTAGGCTATAATTTCTTGGGTATTTGACCTTGGCTTTCTGTTCCTTAGTATAATAGGCCCAGAAAGCAGCGATCTGATTCTCGCCATACTCCAATTCCATGCCAATGTAGCTTAGCCCCTCTTCAAGGCCCTTCAAATCGGCCTCCTTGCTATCAGCAGAAGCCCTCATCGGGCTCAAACCGGCAACAGCAAGACTAGCCAAGACTCGAATATCACGTTTTAGGGACTCCTGCTTCTCCATACTAGCTTGAAGAGGCTCCGGCGACGGGTGAATAAAGGCCGGTTGCTCAGTGCCGAGAGGGTAGCGTCGGCCTTTAGCGGCTCCGGTATTCGTGGTTTTGGTTCCGCTATCATTTTCTGTGCCTTCTTGGACGATCTCCCCGTCCCGGTCCCGCATTTGCGTTTGGCGTAAGAAAGCATTCTCGGCCCGAGGGTCAAATTGCTCAACATAGAACGGGAAATTGCTCTTTAGCGCGTAACTAATATCACTTGATTCCAGATTTAGGAGAGCAATCTGGTAATCCGCGACATCGACAAGAATACTCTGGCTCAGCTCCAACACAATAAACGGGATGCGTGGAATATTGAGCATCTGTTCCTTGATCACTTTAGCTTCGCCATCTTTGTCCACGTCCCAGAATTCAGCCAGAATGCCATTCTCTGTGCGTTGTAGGAAGCGATACGAAGTCCCTAGGCCGGTCGGAAGGCCGGTAGCCGGGTCTCGTTCATATTGCTCGTCCTTGAGAAGAAGCGTGGTCACTTCATATGGATCATCCTGATTGTCATGCGCCCAATTCAAGATATTCTCTGCCGTGTAGTAGTATAGGTATGGCGCTTTTCTGAGTTGGTTTAGTGTTAGCGGAGAGCTAATAACCGGTGCATCAACGAAAATACCCACCTTCCCCATGGCAAGTAGCTCCTCTAGGACCGAGGCCCCGAGGAAATGATTCATATTTTTACCGTGGCGATTGATGTCATTATCCACAGCGAAGGTATACGTTGGCCCGCCGTTTAGGCGCTGGATATCTCTCATGCGCTGGAAGATAGCATTACGGATTTCAATAAGAGCGGTACGAGCATGAGAAGGGCAATAGGTGATTTCTTTGCGCGTTGCGAAATCCGCTGTGGTCTCGCGCGTGGAGTACGTTTTCAGGTACTCATCAATGAAATCCCGCCCACTGTTCAATGTCAGGCGGTATTTGGTTCGGTCCGCTTTGGCTGCATCATAGGCCGGATGAGTTAGTATCTTCGGCATAGTGGCTCCTATAGGACATCCTTGTAAATGGTTCCATGACGCATATTACTAGCGCCGAGGTCCATTGCGATTTCTGAGTAGTTCCGAGCATGGGCCAGGTGATCAGCTTTATTACCCTCTCGATAAACGGCCATACGGTCACCGTTCTTGGTCTTCTCCATGACACGCACGGGGGCCTTGATCTGTGCTTTATAGACTTCGGGAATGTCGAGAGGAAGGACGATTTGTTTCTTTTTGAAGCGCCCTAAGCTCATGTCCAGCCAGCTTGTGCGATTTACTGTAATCGTATGGTCCTCGTTCTCACGTCGAGTGATCTGGCGACCACTACAACTATAATTATAATAGCATAATGATACATGACCATTGAATCGTTCGGCAAATTGATAAGCCAACCGGAATTCAGGGTTCGCGTCGATGACAGCATAATTCACGCGATAGTCATACATCAAAATATCGAGATCCTCGAAATCTCTTACATGGCCTACGTCAATTGGTACAGGGACGCCTTGGGGTAGCCAAGCCGTAACCTCGTAGTAAATCAACTTACCAACATCAATACCCATGGTGACGAGGGCCGTATTGGATGGCAATGTGCGCATCCGGTAGTTACCAGCTATGCAGTCTTTGATATCTGAGTCGAGGATTGCGGCTCCGTCTGGGATATGTGGGAGGCCGAGCTTCGAATTGTATAGTTCCTGTTCGTCGGCGGCGTTCGTTTGGGCCAGGTCAAATGAATCCTTGATCTTGGCTGGCGTGATTGTAGGGCTGTACATCTGGTTGATATGGAAGCCTCGACCAGATGACTGATTGAGAGGTTGACTAGGCACCCACTCAGCTTTGGAGAGCATCGCCGCCTTCTCTTCCTTATCCTCAGGCAAGCGGGCCTTGCATTCCGTGCAAATATAGTGCGGGTCCTTCGTGTCGAGGACGGCGGATTCTGGGTATTTCAGTTCGATCCGTTTCGAGCACGTAGGGCAAGGGAAGAAGAAATGCTCCTGGGTCGTCGTAACGTAAAGCTCATGGATACCGGAGTTGTAGATAAACGGCGTGCTAATAGTCCAGAGGAAGGATTCTAGTTGACCGCTAGAACGTTCTTTGGCCAGCGGAATCACATGCTCGGCCATCTCTTCTAGCTCATCAATAGCAATGAACGCGGCCGGGATGGACTTGAGGCCCGAGCGCGAACGGGCGCCACGAACGAATAGGTTCGCTGTACCGGCGCGCTTATGGTCTACGTTTCTGACGTCAGAGAAGAGCCTCTGAAGATAGGGGCTTGCTTCTAGTGCTGGGTCGAATCGCGACGCGGAGAAAACAGACGCATCGGGCTTCTGATTAGGTAAGACATAGAGGCAGTTATTGCCATGAATATCGATCTCGTAGAAGGAACGGTTTAGTAGACACTCCGTGTAGCCCATCTGTGCGGCCTTCATTCCGACGAGGAACGGCGACGTGCTATCGTGCATTTCCTTTAGCCACGGATGGTACTTGAAGGTCCAAGGACCAGGGAACGGTTTCCCCATGACCCGGAAGGTCTCAGCCCACTGGGAGCAGCGGGTGATTGCTCGCTTAGAAAGGCCGCCACGGATCTGTTCCAAGAACAGATAGCGCAGTGGATGGGTCATCAGGTATCCTTCATAATGGTGGAGAGTGCCACAGCAATCTCCGTGGCCGCTTGGTCGATAGTCGACTCCTCATGGCGAGGGAACCAAGCGTGTAGGCACTCGTGAATAATCGTGTCCACGAGTGCCTGGCCTTTTAGTTTGGAGCTAAGGCGGATGATGCCCCGCTCATAATCAATCTGGCCCATGGTCCGACGGTTCTTGGTCCACTGGATACGGTAGTCCTGGCCATTGAGTGTTACAGCCATGGTGATGAAGTCTCCTGCTCTTCGAACAGTTTGGCGACTCGGTCCGCAATCCGTTCCAGAGTGACTTGGTCTTCGATCTCTTCGGCCACGATTTTCACGATCTCAGAACTAAGCCTAGCAACATCAGCCTTATCGAGCATTTGCCCGGCAGTGATATCGAATTTGTTGCACTGGACCACGAGACTTTCAATGGTTTTGATCGACTGATTGATCTGGGGAAAGCGGGCGAGCATCATGGCTATGTTTTTGGGGTCGATGGATTTTAGGATACGTTCTAGGATCATACGAGAGATACCGACCTCTTCTTTTAGGCTCCTGATCTCCTTCGCTTTAGAGAAGCGATCAATGTCCCCATTATACGTAGCAAGGTCGTACATGCGGCGGCTCTCTTTATTGATTCGTTTAGCATGGCTTTTTGAAAAGCAGTTTGCACATAAATGAGAGTCGAGACGAGCGCGATTTGTACAAGCTGAGCCATCGTCCTTTTGGCCTTGGCAGCGCTCATCGCTGCGATCCTGATATTCCATTTTAGCTCCTAACTACTTAGCTCCTAACTACTTTGCTTATGGCGTCTTTCGCCGAAAACGTGTGATACCGGGACGGGCTAGTGTCCTCTAATAAAGTAAACGTTGCTGTCGTGTTTGCATACCAACTTTTCTGATTTTGTTATCGCACGTTTTCGGCGAAGTGTGTGGGGTGTGTTTCTTGGATCTTAGAATCTTAGAATCTTAGAATCTTAGAATCTTGGATCTTGGTTCTTGGTTCTTGGTTCTTGGTTCTTGGTTCTTGGTTCTTGGTTCTTGGTTCTTGGTTCTTGGTTCTTGGTTCTTGGTTTAGTTGTTAGCT